AATACAAAAAATATTATTACGATAAATATGAATTTTATATGGTCTGATATTTTTGTATCTGGCATTACTGTTACTCTTACTACTAATATAATCATAATAATAGCAAACATTGACCATAAAATATAACTTGCATTTGATTGATTTACATATAAAGAATTCTCATCATATTGTGCATTTAAATCTGTATGTTGGTCTAATAATTCATATATTTCTTTTCTCTCTTTCATTAATTTTGTATTTACCTCTTCCATTTCAACTTTTTTAATATCTTTATTTTCTATATCATTTAAAACAACAGGTTGAGTTTTATTTAACTCTGCAATTATTTTCTCATTTAAATCTACAAGTTTATCATTTAACTCTTTTAAATTATTTATATTTTGTGATATAACTGGCATTATTGCATATTCATTATTATTATTGCTAACAGTTACTGAACCTGAACCTGAACGAACCCAACAAAAACCACTTGATGCATTGAAAGTTGCCCCAGTGCATTTTTCATCTCCTGCACAAGCTGCTTCGCATTCTTCTACTTTATTTACAACAACATTTCTTATTCCAGAAGTTCCCCAATATCTTTGTCCTTGTGTAACAGTGAACTCTCTCTTATTTCTTTTTTCTGTTATTTTTGTTTTTAATGAATTAATATAATCTGTATAAGCTTGTTTATATTGTATCATTACTAAATTGAATTCTGTTTCAAGTGATTGTAAAGTTAATATAGATGAATCTATTTTATCAACTTTTAAATTATTTGACATTAACAATTATTATAATATTATATTATTATAATTTATTTTTATAAAAAATAAAAATAATATAATATTTTATAAATGAAAAAATATACTAGAAAATATAAAAAAATTAATACTAAAAAGAAATCTAAAAAATCTAAAAAATCTAATAAATCTAATAAATCTAAAAATTTATATATATTAAGAGGTGGTGGTAGATTAGAAGATCTAGAACAACAGCTTGGTGCAGAGGAATCTCAAAGATATAATTGGATGGGACATTTACATGCTTATAAAGATAAACTAAAACAAAAACAAGAAGAAAAAAAAAACCATGAGGTTACAATTATTGAAATGGCAAATCGTCTTCCGGAGAACGCTGACATGTTTTCATCAGCTGTACAATATTTAGAATATCTAAATGAAGAAATTTCAATAATTAAAGATAGGTTAGATGAATTTGAAAAATTAATAATTGCTTCTGAAAATAAAATGAATAATATTTTAGAAGAAATAAAAATACTAAAAGAAGCGAAAATAAAGGAACAAGAAGAACTGATAAGAAAGCAACAAGAAGAAGCAGATAAATTTGCAAAAGAATTAATTGCAGATGAAGAAAAAGAGAAGAAGAAGGAAAAAACAAAAAAAGAAAAACAAAAGAAGTCAGCTGAAGAATCTGAGAGGCAGCGAAAAGCACATGAGGAAGCTAAGAAAGAAAGACTTGCTGCTCAAGAACTTGAGAGACTGCAAAAAGCAGCTGAGGAAACTGAAAGAAAAAGACTTGCTTCTCAAGAAGCTCAAAGACAAAGACTTGCTGCTCAAGAACTTGAGAGGCAGCGAAAAGCAGCTGAGGAATCTGAGAGACTGAAAAAAGCAGCTGAGGAAACTGAAAGAAAAAGAATTGCTGCTGAGGAAACTGAAAGACAAAGACTTGCTTCTGAAAAAGCTGCAAGACAACAAAAAGAGATAGAAGATAAATTTCCATTAGATACAACACAGAGAGAACGTCCAAGAAATCCACAATCATGGAGCTTTGACTTAGCTCCTCATGAATCAGGTACAAACTTTATGCCACAACATAATTTAGCATATCATAAAGTAAAAAATATAATTGATGAATTAGAAAAATTAGAAGAAAATGGTGCTCCTTTAACTCATCAACAAGAAAAAATTAAAAAACAATTAGAAGCTGATTATGTTAGAATTACTTCTGATGAATGGTCCTGGTATGATTTGATAAAACAAACAAGAGATAATTTAAGAAACCCTTAAAAACTAAATTATTTTAATAATATGCAAATTTTGTTATTTTGTTATTATAAAATATTATTGATACACCAAAACCAAAGATAACACCTAAAAGTATTCCATTGTAAAAATTATAATTTATATTTGTATCTAATGAATCAATCATTTCATTTTTAATAATTAACTTATTATTGCTTTTTTCTTTCTCTCTTTGAGCTTCAATTAATTCTCTTGTAGTTTTATTTAAATATTCTGTATTTTCCTTTTGCTTCTTCTCAAGATATCCTGGTTGATTCCAATAAAAATTATTTTTATTTTTAAATAAATTATTCTTTGTCACTTTTCTAAATGATATATCTTTTATTAACTTCAATAAATCAACACTCATATTTTTTTTCAATAAATATATTTAAATCATTGAAAATTAAATATATTTATTTTTTTACTAACTTATACATAGCTCCAATTAATAATAAATTACCAACAAATAATGTTACATTTTGAATATATTGATATTTATATTGTTCTTTAGCATCATCATTCATTTCATCTGCACCATTATTTGTGCTACTTGATTTTGCTAATCGTTTTTTTAATTGTTCATTCATTTTTTTCAAATCATCTAATTCAATAGTAAGCTGTTCATTTTGTGCATTTAATTGACTAATGTCTTGTTCAACATCATTTGTTAAAATAAATAAATCTTTATTTAAACCAGATAATGCACTTTTAATAGAAGAAAAAACATTACTATATTCTTGTATGTTTGGATGTTGATTATAAATAATATAATTGCTTTTAAATTCATCTAAAATTCCTGGATATTTTTCAGATATTGTATTTAATTTATTATAATATTGTTGTGATAAGCTCATTATATATTATACTGAATAAAATTTATACACATATTCTATAATATTTTGTTGTAATCGCAGTTTTGCTTGGACGAATAATTTCACAAATTTGTCCAGGTCTTAATCCTATTACTTGAGAGACTGCGTCAAATCTTGAAATTTCAGGAAACTGAGAATTATTCTCAATATTATATTTCCTTTTTAATTCATTACTTTCATCCATAGATAACACTCTATGAGAAGGAACTAATACATGTTCCAAAATATTTGTTTGTAATCTTTTGATAGACTGAATAACTATCATAATTCCATCTTGTTCCCAAATATGTTTCAACAAAATACTCAAACTTTCATTCATATCCTCTTTTGTAATTATCATAAGAGTATCTTGTTTTTCCAAAATTTCTTCCAAATTGAACAAATCATCTATCATTTCTTGAACATTTTGAGGTCTTAAACTTTTTCCTAAATAATATCTTATATAAATTTTATCTGGTTTTCCAGTAGATTCATTATCCACTTTCTTCTTGAGAAGCATATCCGATTGCTTATTATTAAACATAGTATTCACTTCATTTATACTAAAATTATTGTATTCATCCACATCATAACCTTGAGCATTCATTAGCTCTAAAATAGTTTTTCTTGATTTATAAATAGATGAGATTAGACTGCTTGAATTTTGCGATGCCATTTGCTATATTATACTATAATAATATCATTTTGTTTTTAATTCAATTTTATATTTTAGTTTTATTTCTATGGCAATTTTATTATATCTGGTTTTAAATCAAAACTAATTATTTTTTTTACTGTACCATTTCCTCCAGATTGTTCTTTTTCTTCTTTCTTTTCTTCTTTTAATTCCAAAATATTATCAGATGTTATTGGTTTTATATCTTCTTCTGAACTACCAGATGGGTATGATGGGCTATTTGGATTATATTGAGGTGTATTACCTTGATTGTAATCAGGAGGAGTTTCAGGAAAATATGCTGGGCTACCAGATGGGTATGATGGGCTATTTGGATTATATTGAGGCGTATTACCTTGATTGTAATCAGGAGGAGTTTCAGGAAAATATGCTGGGCTACCTGGTGCATATTCTGGGCTATTAGGATTATATTGAGGTGTATTGCCTTGATTGTAATCAGATGGTGTTTCTGTTGAAAATTTACCATTGATAATATAACTATTTTCAGAGTCTATATTTTGAGTTGATGGAGATTCTTCACTTACAGTTTTATCGCTTGGTGTCTCTTCTTCTTTAAGTTGTTTCATTCTTAAAACATATTTTTCAAAAAGAAGTTGGTCTTTTAATGGAAGTGCTTCATATTCAGCAAGTTTTGCAGGGTCCTTAAATTTCAATTTCACTCGTTTTTCATCTTTATATTTTTCTTCAAAATCTGGCAATTCATTTTCTTCTTCTTGTTTCTTTGGTTTTTTTGTTTCTTCTATTCTTATTTTATTCATTCCCATGATAATATCTTTCTTATATTTTTCTACTGTTTCAACCAACTTACCATCATTTTCTTGTTTTAATAGTTTATAAATGTTATCTGAATATGACATACTCATTAATTGGTCAATATTATCCTCTGTTATTATTCTCATTTGAACATTCATTACTTGTAGTTCTTGCATTAATAATTTCAATGCATAAGGTATTCTTACAATACTAAATGACCTTCCAAATCTACTTACATTATCTATATTCTTTTTACCATCCAATGTATCTGTAAATTTTATTGGGCCATCCACAAATGGACTTAAAAAAAGATTTATTGATGGATTATAAATTGCAATACAACCTGTCTTATTACAAACTGCCATATAATATTCATCTCCGCGATTCATATAAGCATCATTCAAAAATGCAGAAGCACCATGTGCCATAATTCCATCACGTTCCATTTCACCAATTCTTAGACCACCATCATTTGCACGTCCTTGAACCGTCTGTCTTGTTAACATGGTTCTCGGTCCTCTTGCACGATAATTTATCTTATCCTTCACTAATTGTTTCAAACGCATATAATAATTTGGACCCACAAATATCTCTGAATAAATTTGCTCTCCTGTTGTTCCATTATATAATATTTGGTTACCACTTGAATGAAACCCTGCATTCACTAGTGCCTTACCATATATTTCTGTATTTGGACCCTTTGTTGCAAATGCTGTACAATCTCCATAAGCACCATAATAAGTACATACCTTACCAAAAAGACATTCTACTAATTGACCAATTGTCATACGTGATGGTATTGCATGCGGATTAATTATTAAATCGGGTCTTAAACCATCTGCAGTAAATGGCATGTTTTCCTCAGGAATAATAAGACCTAAAGTACCCTTTTGTCCACATCTTGAAGCCATCTTGTCACCAATTGCTGGAACACGCTCCTCTCTTACACGAATCTTTGATAATCTAAAACCTTGCTCTCCTTCAGTTATAAAAACTTTATCTACATATCCTAGCTGTCCTTTCTTTGGAAAAACAGAAGAATCTTGGAACACATCTGAATTTTCAGAGTTTGAATTTACCATTCCAATTAATACAGTCTTATCATCAATTGCTGTATTTTCTTTTATGAGACCATGTGAATCTAGTTGACTATAATCAAACCCTTCTTTAATACCAACCACATTTTTTCCTTCCAAATTAGTAATAAATGTTGAACTAGTGGAATCACCAACTTTATCACTTTCTTCTCTCCCTTCATACATTGTAAAATATGATGTTCTGAATATACCTCTTTTTAAAGATCCTTCGTTTATTAAAATTGCATCTTCTACATTATAACCTGTATAACACATGGTTGCAACAATTGCATTTACTCCATAAGGCTGTTGTTCTTTATTGAAATAATCTAGATAACGCGACTTTAAAAGAGGCGTCTGACCATAACTCAATATTACTGACATCTTATCTATACGCATTTGATAATTAGTATGATAAACAGAAACTGCTTGCTTACTTTGACCACATGAAAATGCATCACGAGGTAAAGGATTATGTTCTGGGTAAATAATTAAATTACCTAATACACCTAAAATCAAGCTTGGGTCTATTTCAATATTTGTATAAAATCTATTATTTTTTATATTTTCATTACTACTAGCAATCAAAAGACCTTCTTCTTCTGCAACATCTATATAATCAACTATTGCACTTGATTTCCTTAGTTCAGATTCAATCTCATTCAAACTCTTACCTTTAAAAGAAGGATATAATTCATCTAAATCATAAATTTTATTTCTTTTTGTATTAAAATATTTATCTCCATCTTTCTCTTTTAATCCAGAAATTATTTCCTCCCAGCTTATTTCATTTCTCTCAAATAAAGAATTCATATTTTCTCTCTCAAAACTTGGTTTTGAATTATCATCGTCTATATAATAAATTATTCGTTCTAATCTTCCAGAATCACTATAAATATACATCTCATTATTTTCATAGTTAAATGAAATACTTGTATAAACTGGTAATATTCCATTCCTTTTAAATAATTTCAACATTTTCAATGTTTGGATTGGATTTTCAATTGCACCAATCCATACTCCATTTACAATTACCTTTGTATTATCAGATAACATTTTTGGATTGCATTCTTGTAATAATTTTAGATCTGTTTTTGCACGCAACCATTTTATTAATGGAGCACATGAATAACCGCTTGATATTCTCGCACCAATTGTCAGATGTTTATGTATTCCAATATTTCCACCATCAGGTGTATCCAATGGATCAATATATCCCCATTGCGAACTGTTTAATAAACGAGGTCCAACGATCTTTGCACTTGAATCTAATGGAAGATTCAGTTTACGCAGTTGAGAGATGAATGAATTCCAAGAAAGACGATTCACATCTTGAATCACTCCAATACGCTTCGTCCTCGCTTCTGATCCCCAATTCCCTTTAAATGCTTTTTTAAAACCTTTTTCTATGTTTCTCTCTTTGAAGAATTCTGGATAGTTATCTTCAATTAAACTAAAGAAGTTATTATCATATTTGTCTTTGTGATAATAATACTCTGAATCTAATTTTAATGCTATTTCTCTCTTCTGTATCAAATAATATTCGCGAAAAAGGTCGTAAATAAGTGAACCTGTCAATTCAATTCGCTTATATTTGAAGTTATCTCTATCCGTTGCTTTTTCCTCACCTGAAAAAACTCTCAACATTTTTGCAACCATAAATCCTACAAAATAAGCTTTATCCAAATAATTATTTGTACCAATATGAGGCAAAAAATAATTCATTAAAATATCTAATACCCCTGTAATTGTCCTACGTTTTGTAAAAGATGCAATATATTTTAATGCTGTTTCTTGTGTAAATATACGATTCGCATCATGAACACAAGGTATAAAATAATCAACATATTGGTTATTTCTCTCAAGATCTAGCAAACAATATTCAATAATTTCTTTGTCAGATATTACACCCAAAGCACGCATCAAAATAAAGAGTGGAACTGGTTTTTTCACATTTGGTACAGCTACTACAATTTGATTATTAGAGAGAATTGTACTAGGTGCAATAATTTTTATTGCTACAGTACGTTGTGGTTTTGAAGGGTCCTCTGAAACCGAACGAACTTCTGCTGAATAACTATAAATATCATCTGCCTTGTTTTTTCTAATATAAATCATATTATCTGCAAATTTCTCTTGAGGAATTATTACTTTCTCTTTACCATCAATAATAAAATATCCACCATAATCATTTAGACATTCACCCATATTAAAACGAACTTCTGCTGCCAAATCTTTCAAAATACACATGTTTGATTGAAGCATAATTGGAAACTTTCCCAAGTAAATTTGATTCAAAGTAATATTATATTCCTTTCTCTCACTACCTTCAAAATAAATTATATCCACGTCTACATCATAATGAATTGTCATTCCATAAGTCATATTTCTTAGTCTTGCATCATTCGGATACATATAATGTGTTCTTTCATCATCGTAAATTATTGGCTTACCAAAATAAATCTTATCTCCATTTTTACCACCTAAATACAATAACATTTGTTTCCTTGTATTAGTATTTGATTTATCATCTTCTTCTCTATCAATATAACGAATTGGGTTATTTTCTTTGAAAATCTGGTTTATTCCAGAATTAAAAAAATCATTATATGATTCTAAATGATGTGCAACTAAACTTGATGGATTATCTCTAAAATATGTGTCAATCAGTTTCCAAGATATGTTTTCCATTACCTTATAATAATTATATATTTTTATATAATATTATTTTAAATGAATAATATTATTAGTAAACATTTAATCATATTATTGTAACAATAATTTATTTTTATTTATTTTTATATTATGTACTTTTTGTTTTTATTATTATAATTAATAAAATTTTTCACTTTTATATATTCAATTCCTCTTTCTTGAAGCTCCTTTTAATGCTAAAAGTGCCAAAATAGCAAAATAAAGAATAAAAGGAAGAAGCACTAAAAACCAAGAAATTCCAGAATGTCCATCCTTGCAAATTAAATTTAAAATCCATGTCCAGAATAAAACATAAATAAATTGTAAAATAAATACAAATAAAACATTTGGAACATTCAAGGAAAATAAACCTAAATTAAATTTAGTAGTATTTCCTAGATTTGTAATGACTAAAATAATCAAACCAATCATTGAAATTACAAAGTAAATGAATGCAGGACTACATAAATCTTTCAACGACTTTGGGAAGCGAGCCATATGATATAATATAAGAAAAATACATTATATCAATTATCAATTATCAATTTATTTAATTATGTGAATTTATTTAATTACTTGAATTTCTTAAAGAGGCATTCCACCCAAAGCTTGGGCACTTAAATCATTTACTTGTTTGCTCATAGGTTTCTTTTCTAATCCTTCTTGAACAGGACTTATCATAAGTAGAATAACAACAGAGAAAAGAAGAATAAAAGGAATAAGAACAAGAAACCAAGAAATTCCAGTATGACCATCCTTGCAGATTAAATTCAAAATCCATGTCCAGAAAAGGACATAAATTATTTTAACAAGAAAAACTAGAGCAGTGCTAGGAACGCGTCTTGTCATTCCTCCTAAAATATAGATATTTCTTCTGCCCATATTTTGCCAAGCAGATGCGACTAAACCAAGCATAGAAATTACAAAATAAAATAAAGCAGGACTACAAAGATCCTTAAGTCTTTTAGGTAGTGGAGACATTATGATATAATGAGAGAAAATATATTTATAATAATGATTTACTCAACATTTTAGGTTGTTCATATGGAGCAGGATTTACTGGCGCAGGGTAACCTCCAATAGTATTCCATGCGCTACCAACACCAAATTTAATATTTTGAGTTAAATTTCCTAATAAACTACCACCTTTCATTTTATTTCTTCTTCTTTTTTGTTGTGCTTTTTGGGTCTTCTTCCTGCTATGTCTTGTATTTTTTTTTCTATATTTTCTTGAAGAACCACCTTTCATAAAATGAGGATTTGGTTTTCCATCAGTGAATTGGTTAGATATTAGATTTTCTTGAACAATTCCTTCAGTTTGCGGGTTAAATTTCTGATTATTATAAGATAACCAACTTCCATTATGTGGATTTCCACCTACTCCAGGCCATTGACTTACATTAGAACCCCAGGAAGAACCTTGAAATGATGTTGGTACTGCAGGTAAACCTGAAGAACCACCTGTTTGAACTGGTAATCCACAACCACATCCTCCTTTCATTTTATAACTCCTTAATTTTCTTTTTGAACATCCCATCTGTTTCCATAATTTTTGTTTATTTTTACTAGATTTTCCACCACATTTATTATTATTTCTTGTTTTCATTATATATTATTACAAGAAATAAAAATATTTTTATTGAAGCAATTGTAGTTATTGTTATTACGCATTAATCAATATCCACATGTGTTAAGAAATGCCTTCTACAACACATTTTAATCATATTCAACTCATCCAAAACCTCTCCTTCGGGTGTCTTATCTCTGAATTCTTTTGTTAAATAGATTACTTTTTCCACATCCATATCTCGTGCTAATTTGCGTTTTCTTACTTCTTCACAATAATAGCGATATTTATTTGCTATAACTTTTCCACATGTAAAGCATTTAATGGGTATAATCATCCTATCTCTTATATTATACAACTTTTTTATATTCTTATTTTTAAATCAATTTTTTTATTTTCTATAAGATTCCATTCTAATTTTTATTTTTTTGTTTATTTTTTCAATGTTTTCTTGTATACAATTATCTCTTACTAAAATATTTTCCTTTTTTGTTATATTTATTGGAAAATCACCATCTTGCATTCTACAATATTGATTGTTTTCATGTTCTAAAATATTTTTATTTATTGAGTATAAATTTTCAAATTTTTCATAAATATAGTTACAAAAACTGTGAAAAGATGATAACATTCTCTATATTATTGACAAATTATTAAAAATTTATGAATGACAATTTGGTCCAATGCATTCATTCATATAATAATAACTCTCCACTGTAATAGGATTCCCATCATTATCTGTCATAAAATTTGGTCCAATTCTGTTACCATTTACACATTTAGAACCATTCAAATAACCACAACATGATACCTTTGAACAATTCTCTTTAGTTAATTTATTACATTGACTCTCTAAATTATTTAAATCATCTGTATTTGCACTACAAAAACTATCTTCTAATTTCATTTCATTAGAAAACTCTGTCATATCAATTGCTAAATCTGGATTTGGACCAATTAATCTTCTTGATTCCATTGCTTCAATTGTTGCACTACCTAATAATACCTTCTTCTCTCCTTGGTTTGAGTTTAAATCTATATTTAATATTTCAAAAATAATAATTAAAAAAAACATAAGACTTGCAAATAATAAAATTTGTGTTATAAAATTCATATTATATTACTATAACATTTATTTGTAAATATTTGCTTCTTTAAATTGACTTTTTAAATATATTTATAGTTCGCTTTCTTTAAATTGCCTTTTTAAATATATTTATAGTTCGCTTTCTTTAAATTGCCTTTTTAAATATATTTATAGTTCGCTTTCTTTAAATTGACTTTTAAATATATTAAGTTCGCTTTCTTTAAATTGACTTTTTAAATATATTAAGTCTGCTTCTTTAAATTGCCTTTTACACCTTTTCTTATTTACACCTTTGGACATTTTACATGAGAATATTATAATTTATAAAAATTACTACAAATGATATAAAATAATAATATGCCAATTGTTTCAATAAAAATGTGATAAGGAAAATATGGATAAAATTTTAGCATTTTTTCACAATTATATTTTTCATTCAAAAATAAAAGTATAATAATGCAAACAAAAAATGTGATTTGATATATACTAGTTTGAATAAATTTTGGTAATAATGGAAAGTAATATATTAATAGTGAAATAAAAATAACTGATTGACTTAACAAATAATAAATTATAGTTAAATTAAAAATAGAATATATATCAAAACATATTAATGCTACTAAATAAAAAATAAACTCATAACTGGGCAATTTATTTGTATAACAATAAAAGACATAGAAAAATGCAAAGTTCATAAAATATGTAAGTGAATGTGTTATATTTATTTGAATAGAACCTTGAATATGAAGTATATGAGAAAACGCGTGAAACAATTCAAAGCATAATATTGAAAACAATAATATGAATGTGTATTTTTGTTTCGTCTTCAATAAAAAATAAAATATAATTACGCAGTTTATTAAATTAAATAATGCTGAATATGGTTGTGCTATTCCATTTTTTTTTGGTTTTTCGCAAGTATTAAATGGGAATGTGTATTCACTCATATAATATAAATATATTTTTATAAAATAGGCGTTTACACCTTTTTACATTTCAAACGCATAATTTAATATTTAAAAAAACCTCCAACTGGTTCATCATCTGTATCATCTTTTTTAACAATTATTTTAAATTTTTTTAAATAATCGTGTGTGTATTTTTCTAAAAAATTAATATTATATTTCATTCTATAAAAATAATTGCTCATAAAATAATATGTATTATCAATTATTATTTCTTGTTCTTTTCTATTATATACATTATAGATTATATAATTAATATCAATAGAATGATTATCATATTCAATTACAATTGAAATAATATTATCAGATATATTTACAAAATCTATTAGTTTATCTACATCTAATGATGTAAATTTATTTTCATTTATTATAATTTGATTTGTATTTTTTCCAATTAAATTTGTTATGTATTGTTTTCCATTTTTATTTACAATTTTTCCAATATCTTCCATTATGTATCTAATTATTGGAAATGTATCATTTATTAATGACGTAACTACTATTTTATCATCTTTATTTTCCAAATAACAAAATTGATTAAATACTTCAAATGTATTTTTATCGTCATTAACTTGATGTGCTATTTCACCAAATTCTACTGCACCATATGTATTTTCAATATTTGAATAAATAAATGTTTTTTGGCAAAACTTTAAACTACAATTTAATAAAAACTCTCCCGATAAATTTATATTTTTTGGATAATGTGTTAATTTTATATTATATTTATTTATATTTATACATAATTGTAGTAATACGAATGGAAAAATAACTAATAAATCAGGAGTATTTGTATTAATTGAATTTACAAATTCCAATGTTTTTTCCTTATCAATTTTATTAAATGATAGAAAAAATACATTCATAAATAATAAATAATAATTGCTTTTTTCATATTCATTTGTAAAATATGAATTAGATGGATAAAATACCATAATTTTATCACCATAAGTATAACCATTTTTTTTAAATGATGTCATAAATGTATATATATATATGCGTTGTATTTATTCATCCAAACAAATGTGCTTTTTCCACTTGTTCCACCAGTAGATTGACCAATTGAACAATTATTATCATACCATAAAGGGTCATTAATACAACTACTTATACATTTAAGGTTACATTTTTTATAAGGAGGAGTAATAATATCATCATTATATTCAATTAATTCATCTTTGGTTAAATATGGTATTTCTGAAAAATTTTTATTATTACAATAATTATATTTATTAAAAAATGATTCATATTTATTAATATAAAATTTATTAATTTTATATGTTTTGTTTATAAAATCACATTTATCTTGTTTTGTAAAAAAATCATTAAATAATAAATACATCAATATTTTTTTGTAAATTAATAAATATAACACAGCTAATAGAGTAATTAATAAAATATATTTAAAATAATATTTACTATTTTTCATTGTATATTATATATATATAATTTTTATGAAATATAAAAGTAATGATTATAAAGAAGGAATATTAGTAAAATCCTGTTGGAAGTTAAATAAGTTAGGTGTGATGCAAATTACAAAAACAAAACAAAAAGAATGGGAGGAACGAATTGAAGTATTAAAACATCAAATCCAATACTGGATAGATAATCCTACAGAAAAAACGATAGAAATTGTAGAATTGTTCTATTAGATAGTTGTATGTTTTGTATCATTATGCAGTTTAAATAATCCTTTTGAAAAATTACCAAAATCACACGCTTCGCAATAAAAACAAACCAGCGAATATTATTAGTTGAAAAAAACCGAAACGAAATTATTCAAAAAGAAACTGCATTATCTTTACAAAATAGTAAATCAGTTGATTATGACAAATTCAAAACATATTTGGTGGAAAAAAATTAAACAAAGTGTAAATATATTATTCCGCTTCTTTAAATTGCCTTTTCAAATATATATTTTAATTCAACTTTCTTTAAATTGCCTTTTCAAATATATTATTCCGCTTTCTTTAAATTGCCTTTTCCAAATATATATTAAGTCCGCTTAAAACAACGTCTAAAATATATTATTACAAATGAAAAATTTC